AGTTACGCCTATGCGCATGATGAATATATCGAACATCTAAAAGCCCTAGCAATCGCCCTACAGGAGTCTGAGAGGCTTCGATGGTTGATGGTGGGAGCAGAGGCTAAGATCGAGGTGTGGAGAAGCCTAGAGGCTTCCGCACGATTAGAGATGAAGTCTACCCAATGAACAGAAAGAAGGAGTACGCGAGGATCGCTGAATGGGGTTGCATCCTGTGCCGCCATAAGGAGGATTATGATACTCCGGCAGAAATTCATCACATTAGGAATGGTGGCAAACGTGAGAACTCTCCTGTCATTCCTTTATGCCCAGAACATCACCGAGGGAAAACAGGGGTTCACGGGTTAGGTAGTCGAGGCTTCGTCAGAGTGCATGGAATTAGTGAAGAAGAACTATTAAGTTATCTAATATTAATTATTGGCAAGTTATGAAACCAAGCATATTAAAGGCTGTACTGAGGACGCTGCATGATAGTTAACTTGACCCAAGAAGATTTGCTAATCATAAATTTTGTTGGTCGCAGCCGATCATTGATAGCTCGCGCTGCTAATGTGGTTGATGTAAAGCAAGGTGAGCAAGATGGTGTTGATTCGGATGTGATGGGGTTTGCTGCTGAGTATGCGTTTGCAAAACATCAAAATCTATTCCCGGATTTCGGTTTGTCTCCTAGAAGCGGAACAGCAGATGGGGTTACGGGAAAGTTTAGATATGACGTTAAGTCTACTCATTTGCCAAACGGCAGGCTTCTTTGCACATTAAAAGAAAACGCATCTGTTGATATATATATTCTTGCTATTGTAGCAAGCCGATCAGTTAACTTCCCCGGGTGGGCGTACTCAAGTGAGTTAAGAAAAGACGAGAACATTAAAAATTTAGGTCACGGCAACGGATATGTGATGGAGCAATCTAAACTCAGACCTTTTAAGGACAAGAACGCATGAACAAAGAATCGATAGACATGACAGCATTGTGGGTTGAGATAGTAAGTGAATCTACCCCGGTGGCGATATGAGTGATTACAGGTTGGAAGTGAAGGTGCGAAACGCAAACATACTGCGGGCGATGGAAGCGCGAGGCATTGAGAGTGTGTCAGAACTCTGCCGACGCATAGGCGCTAGTCAAACTGAGTTGGGCAAGATTATCAACTTGAAGAAAGCCCCGATGTTGGTTAGCGGAGACTGGCACCCGGACGTTCTAAAAGTTTGTGAATATCTATTTGTCATGCCCTCCGACCTGTTCTCACAAGAACAAATGGAGCCGCTAACGACTAACCGGAGTTCAGTAGATATGGGGTTTGAAGATATTTCTCGACTGCTAGATGACCCAACTCAATGCCCGTCTCTCAGGCTAGAGCAGCTGGATGTAGCAAATACAGTTAACACCGTATTGGAAACGCTTGAGGAAAGGGATCAGCAAGTTATAAACCTTCGGTTTGGCCTCGATGGAAAAGAACACAGCCTACTGGAGGTGGCTAATATATTTGGATTGACCCGCAAAAGGGTTTGGCAGATCGAAGCAAAGGCGTTGAGGAGGCTGCGTCACCCAACGAGATCACAACCGCTACTCCTAGCTATTGACCCAGAAGAATTTGAGAAGAGGCAAGAGAGGATAAGAGAGCGTGAGCGTTGGGAGGAACCGAAATGAACCCCGAAGCCGGTAACATGGCTGCCCTGCTTCTGCTACTCTGCCTAGTCCCAGCGGCAGCAAGTGCATTTATCACTAAGCCGCATTTCAAGACTGAGAAAGTTTACTTGTATCACAAAACGCCATGCCCAGAAGGTACGCTAGTGCAATCGCATACGATGGATGGGCGAGTGTCCTGCATACTTCAAAAGAGGCCGCATGGGGCGGCTGTATACCGAGAGTATATGAAATAATTCGATTGATTTTGGGTAGGTGACTGCCCTGACTTATTTACTTTGGAGAACAAATGCAAATAAACTTATTCGCAGAGGAAGGAGAAATTTTACAAATGGAAGATAGCCACGTTATTGATAAAGCGCACAAAGCCTTGGCGTACGTCAGGAAGCGTGGGCTACCTTTTTACAGTTATTCCAATGTTGAAAAAAAGGAAATTTTCGAAAAAATAAGAATTTCTGCCTGCCGCGAGTTATTAATTGGTGACGAGATTGTTCAAAATTTAGTAGGAATTGGTTTACCTTGGTCGTACTTCCCTCATCATTGGGGAGTGAAGGTCGGTAAAATGCGTACGCCATTGGATGTGTTTAACGACGATGCGTTGATGCTAAAAGCATTGTTATCTCGCATAAAATGGGGCGGATACACTAATGTAAAGAGCTGTGGATTTATAACTGACGCACAAGTAAGAAAATCCATAAGAACTGCCAGTGGCGCACAAGCAGTGAGTAACTTTAGACCAGTGACTGCTGCCGGTATTTATAAAAAGTTTGGTGGTGGGGTTGTCTGGGATATGTGTAGTGGTTTTGGCGGTAGGTTAATTGGTGCTTTTGCTAGTGATGTCGTTACTAAGTATATCGGAACTGATCCGAGTACATTAACATTCGATGGGTTGACGAATATTGCTAAAGACTTTAGCGACAATAAAATGTTGGTGGAACTACATAAAACTGGTTCTGAATGTTTTATTCCCCGCGAGCCTATTGATATTTGTTTTACGTCGCCACCATATTTTAATACAGAAGTTTACTCCAATGAGGCGAATCAGTCTTGCAATAAGTTTTTATCCCCCGATGATTGGGACACGGGCTTTTTACGCAAGACGATTGAAAATTGCTTTTCTTGTCTAAAGGATAATGGAGTGATGATTATCAATATTGCTAACGTAAAAGCACATAAAAAATTAGAGGAGAATACCGTAATTATCGCAAATGAAAGTGGTTTTGTTTTGGATCACACGTTACGACTAAGACTCAGCTCAATGAATAAGGGTGGATTTAAGCATGAGCCTGTTTTTGTTTTTAGAAAAGAACACAAATAATAATAATAATAATAATGCAACAGACCGCCCTGATTTATTCACTGTGGAGGAGAACAAATGACAATTAAATTCTGTATGCAATGCCAAAAAGAAGTGCATCTAGTCGACCTAATCGAGCCAACCGCGTGGAAGGCCATCTACAACAAGCTGGGCAAGGTAACTAGACGAATTTGTCCTGCCTGTGCTGCTAGTAGGAAGAAATTTGATGCTACGGGAGTTTACAAGAAATAATCAAACTGGGATGATAGTTCCTCTGAACTGAATATGATTCTCATCCCACACAGAAGCCTTTTCCGGCTCTAGCATCCTTCCTTTGTGGAAGGTGACAACTATAAAACCAGCTACCCAATTCCGAGGGTTATCTTCCATATATCCAGCAAACTGCTCGCCGTAGGGATTAGCCAGTGTCCCGCCATCAACTCCAAAGCGAGTGCCATTATAATCTGTAAACGGAGTTACTTTCAGCGAGTGCAGGTGACCAGTTACTACGCTCTTTCCTGATTTCAAAGTGTTGTTGTACACGGCGTGGATGCCGTTGTGGTATCGGTGCTTAATGACCAACTCGTCATTCACCCAAACGCTCCAGCATTGGTTCCATCGGGGGAAATGATCCTTTAATGCAAAGCCTTTAACCCCTTCATACTCCGGCAGTTGCGCGGCAAGCCTAGTCTCAAACCGAGCGTCGTGATTACCTAGTTGCCAAAACAATTTAGCGTTCTTGCCAGCATCCTCAACAAGCTGAGAGAACTCTTGACAGGCTTCCAATTCCTCTTTAACTGTTGGCGCTTTGTCCCAGCCGATACGAGGCCACCTAGACGCTCGCGCCCCGTCAAATATATCTCCGTTGAAATGTACAGCAACAGGTTGCAGCTCCTTTATAAATTTAACGAAACCACGTTGAGCAGTAGTTCTCTCTTTAGGCCAGACGTGAGCATCAGACCCGATAATATGAATACCGTCATGGGTATCCACATGAATGCGCTTTGGTGCTTCCGGCATAACGTGTACTGTGCCACTCATTGCCGACAACAGAGTTCCAGTCCTAGCTTCAACTGCACGCCTCCTTGAGTGCGTTGCTCTTTCGCTTATCTGTAGTCTTTTCGAGACTGCTTTTGCACCGCCTAATTCACGCCAAATATTAATAAATTCTTCATCGGCTAAAGACATCAATGCCCCCCAATTAATTTGCACTGCCAAATGTCTTCCCGCATAATTATGATGGCAGTGTTAAAAGTAACAATGACAGATTCTTTATGTAAACAGTATGACGGGTTGATGTCCTCCAGCCTCATCAATGCGAGCCACTGATCTGCGGCACGAAGTTTATAAAAAAGAATTGGTTTAGATGGCGGAGATGTTAAAACAACATTAGACCAGTCACGATTAAGATCGCCTCCCGTTGCATTTACTGAGCAAGCATACCAGCCCGGGATATCTTTACATTCAAGATTTAGCTTGAGATTCTTAAATAAGATTTCTTTAAGATTTTCCAATGTGTTTTTAACACTTCCACTTTTTCAAAGCTAAAGCTAGTCGAGTGGGATTTCCATTCTTGTCTTTCATTGGCCCTTTTACACCGCCCATTCTCGCGCAGAAAGAATCTTTGCGAGCGCCGCCTTCTGGCTGTGGGCGTTTCAATCCCGGCTTGTCTGGGTTCGCCGCGTTATATGCAGCGCGACCCTTAGCATTTAATCCGCCACTAGGAGACTGACCTTCTTTCCTTTGCCATATTGGAGTCTTAGCCATTTTTACTCACCTGATTGCTGACTGCTCTCTGACCCATTGCTGGAGACTGGAGAGGGTTTCGGAATTGACGTGGCAGGTTTGGTAGTTTTCAAGAACGGTTTCGGCAACGGTTTCAGCGTCAACGGTTTCTGCATCAGCAATTCTGGCGGGGTCGGGAAGTTCATTGTAGACGGCGCTATCGTGGAACACCCGGAAACCACCAGACAAAGTACAAGTATCATCTTTAACATAAACTTTCACCTTTTTAATTATCGCTCTGCCCTTTTCTTTGACAATTTGTACTCGATCCACGTACTGCGTGATCGTTTTGTCTGAAACCACTGCCTGTTTGACACCTGTTTCGATGGTATGCCTCTGCGCCTCGATTGTAGCCTCATAGCAAGACGATACTCCCCATTTGTGACCTACGTATAGCCCACCAGAAAATAATGCAGCAGCGAGCGTTGTAGCGATAGCAATTTTAGCAGCAAGCGGAATTACGAGTGCTGGTATCACGGCTTAAATGTTCTTTTACCAGAGAGCGGTTTTCTAGTGCCAAGATGACACCAGCCGGGAGTCGATACGCCCGCCTCACGATACAGATCGTATTTAATCAGCGCGTCTGGATTTGCATCGAGCCACTTGTCAAGATGATTGCCTTTGTCATAAATGTCTACAGCTTGACCAGTCCTATGAGCAGACTTCGATGATCCGGTCGTGGAGGTCGGGAGTCTGAAGCCGCCATCGCCACCCTTTTCACCTGATACCTGATTCTTGGTCTTGGGGTTGTTGATTGACACTTCGCAGGTGTCCGTAACAAATGCGAATAGCAAATTGTTAACACGATAGAGCAAAGTCAGGGCGTTAAGATCATAGTCTTTTGGATGAGCCTTATCGCCAAAATAGTCTTGTAGCGTAATCATCGTATCGGCTCGCTCGTATAGAATCGAAGGATCATACTGCCAGCATTAGAGACAAAGAGCATAATGGCATAAGTTCCTTGAGGTATCATCATCTGGAAAGTTCCGGCAGCAAGCTCAAGCAAGCTCAAGAGTAACAGCATCACACCGTTCAGCCAGAGCGTCTTAGAACTGCGCTTCTTCTTCACTTGTGATAGC